ATGGCGACCACGCAAACGGAGATGGAGACGATGAGCTACGCGATCCCAGACGCTGCGCTGGAGCAGGACATCGCCATCCTCGGCAAGAAGGGCCGGGGCAAGACCTACACCGCCAAGGGCCTCGTCGAGCGGCTGCTGGACATGGGCCGGCGCGTGATCGTGCTGGACCCTCTCTCGACGTGGTGGGGGCTCAAGGCCACGGCCAGCGGCAAGGAAGGCTATCCCATCGTCGTCTTTGGCGGGCCGCACGCTGACGTGCAGCTCGACGACGGCATGGGCCGCGGGCTCGGCCGCTTCCTGGCCGCCGAGCACATCTCTGCCGTCATCGATCTCGGGTTGATGCGCAAGGCTGAGCAGTCGCGCGTCGTCGCTGATCTCCTGGAAGAGATGTTCGCCAAGAACCGAGATCCTGTGACACTCGTGCTCGAGGAGGCAGATGCCTTTGCCCCGCAGAACCCCATGGGCGACGGCAACACTCGAGTCTTGGGTGAGGTCGATCGCATTGCGCGGCGCGGGCGTGGCTTCGGTTTCCGGCTGATCTCGCTCACTCAGCGGCCGGCGAAGATCCACAAGGACGTGCTGACCCAGCTTTCGACGTTGATAGCGCTGGGCGTGACATCGCCCCAGGACCGGGACGCAATAAAGGCGTGGGTGGAGGGGAACGCGGATCGCGACAAGGCGAGGGAGGTCATGGACAGCCTCGCGAGCTTGCGTGTGGGGGAGGGGTGGATTTGGGCGCCCGATCTCGACCTGTTGAAGCGGGTGCATTTCCCGAAGATCAAGACGCTCGACACGAGCGCGACGCCGAAGGCGGGAGAGAAGCGGATCGAGCCCAAGCGGCTCGCGAAAGCCGATCTCACGCGCATCGAGGAGAAGCTGAAAAAGGAGATCGAGCCGAAGAAGGAGGCGGGAAGGCCTGTTAGCGTTGTCGGCGTGGATGCCGAGGGGAAGATTTATGAAAGGGGTCTAATCCAGGGGAGGAAGGAGGGCCACGGGAGCTGCTATGCCGCATGTCTCAAGGATATTGGCGAGAAAATCGCGGCCATGAAGCCGGCCTTCCTGCCGCCAGCGGTTGAGGTCAGTGGCAGCCATGATCTCCTTGTCATCGATCAAATTCCGGCGCTGGAGCGGAAGCAGGCGCCAGTGCGGCCCAAGGCTGCCGGAGAGCTTGGCGCTCCTGCGCGTTCAATGCTCGAGGAAGCGCAGCGGCGGTTCCCCTGCAAGTTCACATGGGGCCAGCTTGCCGCGCTGACGAAGAGGAAGGCGCGCGGCGGCAGCTTCCACACGGCACGGAAAGAGCTGATCGAGGGCGGGCACGTCTACGAAGATGGAGAGAAGGTCATCCCGGCGGTCACTGAGAAGCGGCCGGCGCCATCTCAAGCCGAGCTTCTTGAAGTGTGGATTTCCGCCATGCCCGCTCCGGCGAACGAGCTATTGCGAGTGCTGGCGTCCTACCCGCACCCGCTTTCCGCCGACGAGCTCGCCACTAGAACCAACCGCAAGCCTACGGGCGGCTCCTGGCACACCGCAATCTCAATGCTGCGGTCGAATGGGCTGATCAAGGAGCAGGCGCGCGGCGTCTATGTGCTTGGCGATCTCGCCACCTAGCGACGGAATATATTCGGCGGGGCGTTAATCAACTGGATCACGTTCGGAGTATCAAATGCTTGAAGTACTGGCCGCTTGGCTTTTCTCGTCACCTACCCGTATCGACTGGCTCGTTCTGGGCGTGGTCGCGATCGTGGCGGCTTTTATCGATGACTACCGCCAGGGCCGCTACTGATCGAGCGGATTGCCGAAAAGCGGAGTGGTCGGGGGAGGGGCGGGCGGCGCGTTGCTCGCCTCCTGCACGCCCTTGTACCACTTGAGAAGATTCTCACCGCAAATCTTCTTCTCGTCGCCCCACTTCATCGACGCAATCACCTTGTCGTTGGCGGTGGCCTGCTGCTTGCCGTCAGGCGCAGGCTTGTAGACGACGAACGGCTTTCTGATGCAGTTCTCAAGAACCGGCGGCGGGCTTGGCAGCGGGGGTCTTTTGTCGCTTGCCAGCAGGCTTGCTCCCGGCATTTGCACCGTGCGGCCGTCGTTCAAGGGAATCGAGCACGCCGTCAGAAAGACACTTATCGTCGTTGGGATAAGCGCCACTGAAGCGCAGCGCGTCCATCTCGATATTGAGGTTCGCAAGCTTGTCATTGAGTTCCCCCGTTAGCTGCCGTTCCTTGATCAGAAGCGAGTGCGCCTGATCGACCTCATTCCACGCCTTGTTGCGCTCCTCCTCGCGAACGCGCGCTTCCCACGCGGAATTGCACGCGCTCTCACCTTGAGCCCGCAGGTTGCCTTTCCAGTTCTCAATAAGGAGATGCGCGCCCGTGATCGCACACAGCGCGATAATGGGCACGGTCACGAACCTGAACAGCGGCCCCATGAGAGAGCCGCCGACCAGGGAGAGGAGCGTCATCATGGGTCACCGCCCGAGGTTCAATGCCTGGATGTGATCCTTGAGCCGCGCCTTGATGATATGGCGCCCCTTCGTCCAGAACCAGACGCCGCCAATCAGCGTGATCACCCAGAAGAAGTTCTTGAGCCCGAAGCTCGCAGCATCGATTACCGGGCTCATGAAGGCGTGCATTTGTGGTGCCCATCCGAGGGTGTCTTGCATGCCGTCGAGCATCCCCGTCTCCGACGCTCCCTTGGCCGCGCTCGCCGCAACCACCATCGTTGCCGCGGTGTTGGCGTCCTGAGCCGCCGTGACCGTCTCTGACCCCTTGAGATCCTTAACCGTCGCATCCTTCCTCGCCACGTAGACGACAGGCTGCGCCGTCTTGAGCGCCGCCCACGTCCTCTCGCCCACGACCTCGTCCGGCTCGAGCTCGTCGCCGCCACGGCGCTTGTAATCGAGCTTGAAGCCCGCAACCGCGCGCGCGAGCACGGGGCCGAACACGTTGTCGATCGTTCCTACGGGGTAGTTGAGCTCCTTGAGCCGGCGCTGAAGAACCTCGACTTCCGAGCCGTCCGCACCAAGAGCCAGGCCGGGGAGGAATTGCGCTGTGGGCCCGAAGATCGCATAGGCGCGCCGTTTCGATTCAACGCGGCTCTCCCATCCAATCGGGTCTTTCGAGGAGAAGGCGTTGCCGCGGTTGATGGCATTGTTGATGGCGCGCGTGTAGCCGCGATCAGCATAGCGGTTGCAGTCCTTGCGCAGCCATTCCCAGATCGCGGCCCTAAGCGAGATGTCGCAATACTCGATGAATTGCGGGTTTTCCTCGAGCGGGGTTCCGATCGCGAGGCCGGCGCGGCGGTAGTTCTCCCGGCCGGTGGCTTGGAACCAGCCGCCGCCGCGGTAGTTGTAGCCGTCATCGCCGCCGCGGTTGCCAATGTCCTCGCGCCCCGAGTAGACGAGGTTCGCAAGCTTCACTTCATCGCGCCCGCAAGCGAGGATTCGAGGATCGAGCTGCGTCTTGAAGCGGGTAGGCCAGAGCGTGCAGAGCTGCTTTGGCGTCCAGCTTGTGCGCTCGCGAATGAGGGTAAAGCCCTGCGTCTCGTGCGCGGCGACGCCCAGGAATTCGCAAACGCGCGGTTCGGTCGCGATGCCGGCCTTCTTGAGCTCCCCCCAGCCATTGACGAACGAGGTCACGTACTCTTCGCGCGCATTGGGCGCAAAGCTCTTGAATTCTTCCGCCGTGATCGGGTCCATACCCTTCCCCCTTTAACTGACGCTCTTTGCGTACTCACGCATGACTGCGGCTTCCTGGTCCGCTCGCTCCTTCACGATCAGATCCGCCAGTCCTTGGACGGTCATCCCCCTTCGCGCTGCCTCGTCCTTGAGCAGCGTTTGCGCTTTGAGGTTGCCGTTGATGGCGCGCAACGCGACCTCGTAGCGAACCTGCTGCTTGATACTCTCGTCGATCACCACGACGGGTTCGGCCGGCGGCTCCGTTTCCACGACTACCGGCAGCGCCGGCTCTGCGGCCGACTGTTGGACTGGCGATGCGGCCGGCGTAATCGAGTAGTCCCGCTCCTCGGCCACCGGCTCGTGCTCTTCCTCTGGTTCGGAAAGCGGCTCCTCGTCATCGATCGCGCCGATAGCTTGGCGCCAGTCGCCAGCCGTGCTCGAGGGCGGCCTTGGCGCCTCTGCCACGGGCTCAGGCTCGGCCGGGCGCGGCGGGGGCGGGATGTCCCGGTAGAGCGGCGCCTCGGGCTCTGGCGGGGCTGCTGGAGGCTCTGGAGACGGTAACGGCGCGGGCGGCTCCTGATGGACGTAGAGCTGTCCCTCGGCGGCTGCCTTGGCGCGGCGCCACGCCTCATAGAACGGGTGGACGAGCAGGAAGTCGTTGAAGCCGCAGCTATCGCCGTGCTTGCGCTCGATGTGCCCGAAGGTCTTGCCGTCGAACGGGTTCCACTGGATCACATGGATGTCGGGGTCAAACTCGGCCTCGACCAAGTAGCTCTCGCCGTTGACCGACACGCGGCGATCGTCAGCGATGACGGTAATGCGCATGTCGTCCATCGCTTAGACCCCCGCGAAGATCATTTTGTTGAAGATGATTGTCGGCTGCACGTTGTTGTGTGCGCTGTCCGATCCGGCCGAACTAGATGTGATGGTGTAGGCGGTGCTGTCAGAGCCGCGGAAGGCGGTCGTTGCAGAGTTGGTGCCGTGGCCACCCGGCTCGGTGTGGGTATGGGCCGCGAGCTGCGCCGCTGTCAGCGTATGAACCTCAGAGCCACCCGTGGCCCCAAGGGTGTCACCATTCAAGCCACCGGACTGGTTCGTGAGCCGGTCCGCTGACGATCCGCCCATGTCGTCCTTGCCCGCGACAACACGTCCTCGACAGTCTGGAAGGTTGAACGTCGTCGAGCCGTCACCGACGCCAAACGTCGTGCCGATCGCAGCAAAGAGCAGTGCGTAAGTCGTGCGCGAGACCGCTTGCCCGTAGCAGAGCAACCACTTCGAAGGCGGCGTTGTACCCGCGAAATCGACGACGCAGCCGATAAGGTGCTCGGACTTCACGAGATCGGCGGACTTGAGCGTGTTCCCGATCAGCTTCCAGTTCACGCCGTCAGATGCGAGCCAAACCAGCTCACCCTTGACCGAGATCGTAACGGACACGGCGACCAAATCACCGGGAGTTACGATCTCGTCGCTACCGACCGCGTTGATGGTGACGGTGTTGCCGGAGCCGATGTGCTGGAATCCGAAAGGAACGCCCGGCTCCACATCGGCAGCAAGCGGGAGCGTCGCCGTGCGATTGCCGCCAGAGCAGTCGATCGAGAAGAGCTTTCCGGCATCGCCGGCCACGACAACGACGTTCGTTCCTGACGAGCCGATCGCGTATTGCGGGGTGGCGAGCGTCGCGTCGAACGGCGCGAGATCGAGAGAGCCAGCGACGCCCTCATGCTCCCAAACCTCTACATCTTCATCATTGAGGCAGACCACTCGGAGCGTATCAGCGTCGGTGTAGATCAGCGTCTTGGCATTGCCCGACGTGATCGGGTAGGCGGCGGGATTGAGATTGACCTCGACACCAAGAGATGTGCTCAGGGCCGCATTGGAGAATACCTCAAGGGGATCGTCGAGTGCGTCAAAGAACTGGAGCTTGCCGCTGGCCACAAAGTTGCGGTTGTCATCGAGAGCACGCCAGCCGGGGGAGAAGATCGGAAGGGCGAACCTCGCCACTAACGCGGCCTCATCATCTCATTGGGAGCCCCGCGCTGGCCTCCTCGTCGGGGAGCATCCATCATATCGTTGCCGCCACGGCGCATCTCCTGCCATGGGACCGAATAATCAGGGAGGCTTGGATCATCGCTTCGATTCGGGTTGGGAATACCCAAGAGCTGATAGACGCCGTCGATCTGGCCTATACCGCCGTCAGTGGCGCCCCATCCAGCATCCCAAGCCCGTTGCCAGAGAGTATGCGCCGCGCCCTCGAGATCGCCCCTGCGCGCGAGATCGCGCGCCTCTGCAACACCATCGTCTTGCTCGGTGATGCCCATTTCCTCAAGAGCGCTGTCGAATTGGGTTTGTGGGTCTTCGGCAGCCGTGTCGGCGTCGTAGCCCGCATCCGCCAAATGCTCGCGGTCCTTGCGCGTCGATGGCCGCGGGGCGCCATCCAGGCGCCGGCTGCGCTCTGGTCGCTCTAATTGAATGTCGGCACGTCTCTGCATCGGTTTTCCTTTTTTGAATAGTCCGTCACTGCCGCGCGGCTGATAGTTCGAATGATGCTCGCTGCGCATCGAGACATCGCGCGGTTGCGGCTTGCCTACGGCCTTGTCGATCGATTGCTGTGGCTTGTACTCGCGCGTGGGCTGATCCCACTGCACACCCTCTTCACCAGGGCGGCGGATACGATCGTCGGGCGCTAACTCGCGCGGCTCCTCGTCGTCGTAGACAATCCCGTGATCCAGCGTGCCCGTCTTCGGTATCGAGCGGTCGGGCCATTTATCGAGCTTTTCATCAAGCTCTTTCTGCGTTTCCCACGAGCCATCCTCGTGGACATGATACCGGGGCGACGGCTTTATCGGCTGCGCGCTCGCGGGCGCGGGGAGGAACATGCTTCCGAGGGCATCGAAGATCGCGCCGCCGCTGCCTGTGTCGCTTGCGGTGATGCCCGAGAGGCGCGCCAGGTGCTGCATCGCAGCCTTCGAATTAATGCCATCCTTGGTCCTGTTCGGAAGCTCGGACAGCCAGCGCACATAGCGCGGCGAGGCCATGAAGCGCGCAAGCCCCGACGCGCCCACCGTCGCCATCATCGTCGGCCAGAAGTTGAAGTAGAGCCCAGCTGCCGCCATCAGCGATGACGGCTTGGTTGCGCGGGCGAGCTGCGACAGGTCAGTGCCGCGGTCACGCGCAATGCGCTCGAACGGCGCGAGACGGTTGCCGACGCGCTCAAGTCGCTCGAGCTCAGCCAGATACGCCTTGCCCTGCTCGCCCTGGAACATCACAGCGCGCGCCTCGGGCGGTATCTCGCCAAGCGCTTTCAGGAAGCTCCCGAGATCCTTGGCGCTGCGGCTCATGTGCGAGACGATTGCAGCCGCGCCCTTGATCGGGTCGCCCTTCTCGCTCACCACCCGCATGTAGGCCTTGAGGAGCACGAGATCGCCCGAGCGCGCGGACGCCGAGAGTTTGTCGAGCGCCTGGACGGGGCCAACACCTTCTTTGAAAAGCTGGCCGAGCGGCTTCTTGAGCTCGTCGATCTGCGCCGCGTAGTCCTCGTCGATCGCGTGCCGCATCGCGGTCGCGTCGCGCCCGCCAGGCGCCATGTTGCGAATGCCATCTATATCCTCGGCAAATGCCTTGTAGAGCCGGGCTAGCTTCGCCTCGCTTGGCCCGCGCGGCATGCCCGGCGCAGCGCCCTTCTTGGCGTCCGCCAGCGCGCGCCCGATCGCGGTTCTGATGTCGTGCAATCGCTGGACGCCGGGAGCGAATTGGCCGGCAGAGCGAAGCTCCGCGAGGTAGCGCAGCTTGGATGCGATCTCGTCGCCAAACTCGGAACGCAGAAACTCTGCGATCTCAGGCTTGAAGTTTCCGGCCTCATCGAAAAGCTGGCCTTCCTTATAGCCCTTCATCGCGGATCCAGTGCCGCGCGATTCGAGCGCGAGCTTGTCGATAAGGCTCGCCGTTGCCGTCCGCGCACTGTCGTCCTTCACCCCAAGCGGGTTTCTCTGGATGGGCGGCGTGTGACGGCGGCTCATCTCATAGGCAGCGTCGGCTTCCGTCACATAGGTTTCGTTCCGGTTGCGCCCGAGCTGGAAGGGCTCCACCGGCCGCGCCCGGCGCTCCGCGATCTCCATTGCCTGCTGCTGCTCGGCGCTCCTCTGCCGCGCCAGCGTCTCGCGCCGGGCTTCCTCTTCCGCCTGCCGGCGCAAAGCCTCGTTGCGCTTTGCTGCTCCAGCTACCGCGTTCGGTCGCTCGGCATCGGCCGCCATTTCACGCATCGACTGTGTGTCAAGTGCGCGCTGTGCGTCGGCTGCCTCCTGCTCACGGCGCACGGCCGCCTGATACTCTCGCATCCCGCGCGCTTCAGCGGAGACCTGGGATGCACGTGTCCCTTCGATCTGCGCCCTGTTCTTGGCATCCAACAGAGCGACCTCGGCCCTTGAGAACTCCTGGTTCGCTTTTTCAAAGCGCACCATGGCCGCGTCGGCCCGCTTCTCCATGGCGGCTCGTTGCATCGTCCAATCGTTGAATCGATCGATGAATGCCTTTTGTCGAGGGTTCGGCCAGCTAGGCCACATGATGTGCCGCTCGCCGCGCTGCTGGAAGATCGGGATTTCCAGCTCCTCGGCCTCCTTGATTAGCGACTTTATCTTGTCGTTGATCGTGGCTTCGATCTGGTTCACTTCGTCGGCGGCAGTGCGCGCATCAGTGATCGCCTTGTTGTAGGGTTTGACTACTTCGTCACCCAACCCGATGGCGCTCTCCGGCAGCGGCTCGGGCTTGTAGTTGAAGTTCTCGCGGCGCACAGACTTAGGCGTGATTGCCGGCGCCTCTGGCACTCCAGCGCGCACCTCATCGAGATAGGCCTCTGGCGACACCGGATCGAAGGGCCTGGGCTGGCTCGGGTCAACGCGCACAGGTTTGGGCTTGTACTTCGGCGGCAGCGGCAACCCGGTAATGTCCTGCAACGCTTCCGGCGCCATCTCGTTGATCTGCTCTGGCGGTCGCGAGCGCTCCGTTAATTGATGGCGCAACATCTCTTGTGTCTCGGCACCAAGATCGGCGGACGGTCTACCGCCCGTCTCGCGCGCCATCATGTCATTGAGCTTGGTCTGAACCTGCCCGATGGAGCGGCGTGCACCCTCTGCGATCGGAGCACCGACAAGCGAGCCGCCAAGCCCGCGTGCCGTTTTCTGTGCGGTCGGGCTGTCCGTGATCGCGGGGCCGAACTCGTCTACACCAGCTTCCCTGAAGTCCTCGGCAACCGGCTTGTTGCGCTCGACCCTGGCGGCGCGGCGCGCGCGAAGCACCTCCCGCCCCTTGAGGCCAGCGAGAATGCCGCCGCCAAGCATAAGCGCGCTCTCTGCACCTTCGAGCGCACCTTGCGGCACGGCCGCAATGCGGTTAGCCAGCTTCTCGTCGGTATCGAGGAAGGCGTGGCCGCCGCCCCATGCAGCGCCACCCTTGGCCAGCGATTTCCCGGTTTGCCACAGCGTCGGTGCGGCCTGCGTAACCAGACTGGCGGCTGCCTTGGGAGCGCCTGTGACCAGAGCGCCAGCTATATCGGCCGCCACGCCGAGCCCCCCACTCGTATTCTCGTACATGAGGTCGAGGTCGGCCTGCTGCTCAGCCCAATAGCGATTGTAGCGGTCGCTTAAGCTTTCCTCGCTTCCTCCAGCCCACGCGAACGGCGCCGTAACAGCGGCTAGCGATCCCGCCAATAACTCGTCGTCTCCACCAAGGAGCATGGAATGCTGCAACCGCTGCCTGTAGCCAGGCGCGTGCTGTCCTCCCGTATCCTCGTGGAACTTCTTGCGCTTGTCGTAGACGTCCCGCATCGCGGGCGTCCAATCGGAGCGGTCGGGTCCCTCGCTACTATCTCCACCGCCGCCGCCCGGCACCAAACCACGCCGTCGCGCCTCCTCGAGCAAAGGCTTCTTGTTCTCTGGCAGGATGCCGCGCCGCTCAGCCTCGAGCAGGAGGTCAACCTTGCTCGTCACTGCTCAAGTGCCCGCAATAGCTCTTCGTCGGACATGCCTTGAGCGCCCGTGTTCCCGGTGGTGCGCCGCTGATGACCGCGCTCTGATGGCTGGGCCGGATCGTTCCCGCCCTGGGAGCCCACGAGGGAGGCGCGAGCCCAATTCTCATCCCAATCGATACCCGTGCGCTTGCCATCCTCCAGCGCCTCGAGCATCCCCATCAAGCGCCCAACCTTCTCGTCGATGCGCCACTCGGTATCACCTATCTTCGGCCCATAGGCCGCCATGAAGCGATTCAGCTCGGCTACCGCCGTCTGCTTGCCAGAGAGCGCGTAGACGACGCTCATGGCCGCCTGCTGAATGTCCGTCACCGACTGTCCGACCGTGCCCGCGTCCCAATACTGACCCCAGGCGCGGCCCGCCATGTTGCTTTTCTTGAGCTTCGCTTTCGCTTCCGTGATCGTCCTCTTGGCCTCATCGAGAATAGCGCCCTGGCCGCTCTGGTCCGGAGTGCTCGTGATCTTCCTTTGCACCACGGCGCCGTTCTCGCCAGGCGCCCACACGTAGCCCTTCTGCGGCTCCCCATAGGTGTCGGTGAAAAGCTTCTGGCGCGCCGCCTCGCCCTTCATGGTGCGCGTAATGCCGGCATCCGCCTCGCTCGGGCTCGGGGCCATGTCGTCGCCCTCTTGCGCCGCGTATTGGAGCTGCTGCAAGAATTGCCCGCGCTGCTCGAACGGCACCGTCGAGCCCCATGCGGCCTGAATCGCCGGCTGCGCCGCAGTCCATGACCACGGCGTCTCTGCCGCCTGCACCTGTTGCAAAAGAGATTGGAAGCGCGCCGCGGACTTGCCGCGCGAGTCGTCAGTCCTCGCCCCGTAATAGCCCGCCCTGGCCTCCTCTGCGGCCGTTTGCGCCTGCTGATGGGCAAGCTTCGCCTCGTCCTGTTGATCCATGTACGGCGCCGCCTCGGCCTTCACAAAGCGGATAACATCGGCATGATTTGCAGGATCAATCCCGTGCTCGCGCAGCGTAGGCGCCCACGCCTCGTGCGAGCCGACCCAGGCATCAACCAACTGCTTTTGCCGTGTCGGGTCTTTCTCGGGCTCAATGAAATTCTGAAAGTAGGCGGCGGTTCTCTGCGCCGTCGCTTGTGCCTCCTTCGTCGAGTGCTCGCCATCGCTCTGCCGGCGCGAGCGGATCGAAAGCCCCTTGTCGATCGCGCCGCGGCTATAGGCCATCTTCTCGGCGCCCGCGAAGTCGCCCTTCGCGAGCTCGCCACCAATCATCTCGTTTTCCTGCTGCTTGTCCCAGTAGCGATTGCTCTCCTTGAGCGAGTCGAGCGCGCCCATCATGTCGTTGGTGTCGATGATGGCGTTGCCGGGAACCTTCGGCGCTGGAAGGGGGATGTAATAGCGGCTCATCGGATCTTCGAATAATCCACTGCGAGGTAGCCACTTGGCAGCGTGACTACAGCATCCGGGAATATCTCGCGCGCCTCGTCCGCCATGACGCCAATGCTGCGAGCGCCGGGTGGTTCGTTGATGAAGCGGAAACTGTAGAACGGAAGGCCGCTCGGAAGCGTGCCCTCGTGATCGATGTCCGTCTTGAGCCTCCTGTCTGACGCCGCATAGGCTTTCACGGCGAGCCCGCCGAGCTTGAACAGGTTATTGATGCCAATACCTTCCGCTTCCGCCTTGGCGTTCGCGTAGTTGGTCTCCGAGCCGGCGCGCGTCATGCCGTAGCCGTAAGCGCGATCCGCCTTGCGGGCACCGTAGCCCTCCTGCACCGTCGCCATGTCGTTTGCAAACTTACCGCCCTGCGCGCCCTGCTCCTTGTAGCGGTCGATCCAGTCGCCATAGTTGGCAGTCAGCACGCGCTGCCCCGCGAGCGCTTGCTTGCCAGGTCCCCAGCCGCGCGCGTTGCCGTACCGCAGCATCTCATTTGAATCCTGGGCGAACTTCCCCTGCCACATCGGGTCCGACGAGATGACGGCCTGGCGCTGGTCGCGCGCCTCATCGCCATTGAGCCCAAGGAGATCGTTGTAGAAGGCTTGCGCCTCCTGGCCCTGCTCGAGCCATGGGGCGAGCGTCGCGGTCGCAGCATCGTAGCCAGACTGATCCGCAACGTTGCTTTCATCGTAGGCGCGCTGGCTCCACTGGTCGCTTGCGGCCTTGCCCGCCGCGAGAGCCTTCTTCTGAGCTTTGCCAGTGAAGGCTTCGAAGACGTCGAAGAGACCCATCAGGGGAGCCCGTTCAAAGCGCGCACGATCTGGTTGAGCTTCTGAAGCATGGTCTTGTCTGGCATGACCTCAACCTTGATCTCCTGTCCGTCCGGCAGTTTCACAACCGCTGTCCCGATCGGAACCGTCGCAGAGAAGTCGCTGAGCTTCGCCATCAGGTCTCCAGAACATCCATGTCCATCATCACGCTCATGATCACCTTCTCGACGGGGGCAGGGATGCGAAAGCGGAAGTGGCGCCCCTTGGGACCGCAGCATCCAAGCCCATTAATCGGCGGTATTGGCCGCGGTTGACCAACCGTGCCGAGAGCGAGGCCGCGCGTGCCGGTGAAGGAAAACCCGTCGTCGTCCGAGTAGTCGAAGATCATCTTTGGCTCGCGCTCGAAGACCGATGCGCTGTTGAGCCCGACGCCCACCGCGGCGTCGACGTAGAGAGCATTGAAGCGAACGTCGTAGGGGTAGGCGTGAACCGGCGGGGCGATGATCTCGCTCACGAGGTAGTTCCCCGCCTCGTCGAAGAACGTCTCGTTCATCTCGTAAAGCTGGCCGTTGGCGTAATCTCCGGCAATCAGCTTTGAGCCGAACGTGGAGACGTGCGAGACCCGCCACCTGTTGAGGCCGTGGCTCCTTCTCTCATGCCAAGCGCCTGTTTTGGTATCGAGGCAGCGCGTCCAGTCAGCGCACGAGAGCGAGTAGAAGAAGCGCCCCGATGCGGCCCACGCGGTCGCGACGAGCTCGTTGGCGCGGCCGGCAACGGCGAGCGTGCGAATGAGCTTCGAAACCTCGTTGGTCGAGACGACGCGGGCGCTGTAGCCAGCAAGCTGGCGCACGGTATGGTCTGGCGCCACCCAGAACAGGGTGCGCGCTTCCGGCGTGTCGGCTATCGCCACGCTGCGCGGCGCGAGACACCCGATCTCGACCGTCTGCTCGCGCTCGAAAGGAAAGTCGGCGTCACCCGTGTTGACGTGGACTTCTGTGTTCGTCTCCTTGAAGAAGTAGACCTCGCGGCCAAGCTCCTGGACGCGCACGATCGGCTTCGGTGTGCTGTCGCAAATGCCCTCGTCCAGCCCGTCTATGGTCGAGAAGTCATCAAGGCCGGTGATCATGAAGCCGGCGTTGTCACCGGGAAGAATGCCGTAGCCGTCGAGGTAGGCCAGCGACGTCGGCGCCGGCAGGTCGGCGTCCTGAACCTGGCTTAGAACCAGGTCATCAACCTTGTAGTAGAGGCCATCAGAAACGATGCCGACTTGCGATGGCTCGCGGCGATTGGTCCTCATGTAAAGATGGCCGCTCGTAGCAACGCCGCCGAGATTCGAGGCGCCGCCGCCAAGGTCTACCGCGTGAATCCGCTGGCCAGCCGCAGCGATAAGCCTCTGCTTCACTTCCAGCAGCTCGCGAATACCGCCGCCGTCGAGTTGGACGCCGAAGTTGGCCAAGCCCTCGATGCCGTAGATTGCCCAGACCGACTTTCCTTCCTCGCCCTGCTCCTCGGCAAAGCAGTTGATCAGCCGGCCGTTGCCGGCCTGTCGGTTGCGGGCCGGGTTCGAGCGGATGCCGAGCGAGAGCGGGACGATCTCTCCCACTAAAAGTCATCCACCCTTTGTGGCTCGCCCGATGCCGGCTTGCGTACCCGCCTTCTGATCCGGCGCTTGGCCCCCTCCATGGCGGCATCGAGATTGGCATCGACCGTCCCGGGAATGCCGAAGCCAGGGCCGACGACTAGGCGCATGAGCCCGATCAGCGCCTCGAAGACCTCCTTGGGGATCGAATCCGCATCCCAATAGACAAGATCCTCGTCGGCGAGCTCGTCCAGAATGTTCAAGTAGCGCCGCTCAACGCGCTGCTTGTCCTCGGGGCGCGGCTCGGCCAGGAAGTCAAGACGGCCAAGGTCAATCAGAACCTCGCGTGCAAGGTCCTGAATGGTGCGGTTGGCCATCTCCTGTCGCTATTTCTTGCGCGACTTCTTCTCGGCCACGGCCGGCGCCTCATCGGGCTCGCCGTCAACCTCGAAGTGACTGTTGCCGGCAACCTTCTTCTGGTCCGCGAGCGACAAATCAGAAGTGTCGCTCCACTCCCCGAGCTTGAAGACCGTCCTTCCCACCTTGATCTGGTAGGTATCGTCAACGGGCTTGCCGTGCTCGTTCACCTGAGTAAGCCCGGTCTCCTCATCGCGGTACTTGGGATCACCAACAAAACGCGCGTTCATCGTGCTTCGTCCTTTCCGCGGGCTCGGCCGCTCCTAGATGATGACGCCCCAACCGTGGAAGGTCATAGCGCCCGTACCGCCAGCGTTCGCGGCCGCGTTCGCCTCAACCTGAATGAGCGTCGATTTCGTGAAGAACAGCGGCGTAGGCAACACGAGCGGTCGCCAGATTTGACCAACGATGATGTCGGTCACCGCATCGCCCGACAACACGCCCATGTTGAGCAGGCCGGTAGGCGACGCCGTCGCAGCGGCGTTCGCGTAGACGGTTCCCCACGGCGACGTGTAGTTGACCGAGCCCGCGCCGTTCGCTGCCCACCCAAGGTCCATGTCCATGGCCTCAGTGCCGGTGTCGAGATCGGCCGCGTGGAACTCTCCACCTAGGAGGAGGTAACGATCTGGCGTAAGGCACATCTCGAAAATGTCGCCGTCCTCGACGTTGGCGGCGATCGTGTAAGAGCCCCAGATCGGAACAAGCTGAGATGCCCAGCCATGCCCCTGCGGCGGGAGCTTGCGCTGCGCGCGCGCCCCGGTCAGCGTCTCGGGCGCAAAACACACGCCAAGGTCCATCAGTCGTTCGAATGAACGCATCTCTCAGTCTCCGAATTGTGTGTTGAGGTTCAGTGGAGCGTGGACGCTAAAGCGCCGCTAGGCTCACGAGTCAGCGATGGCGCAATGGTAGGTGGTGAGCATCCCGACGTCCTTGGATGCTGAGAGGGCGCCGGCCGTGTTGTTGGCCCAACGGGTCTTCTCGATGCCGTGCGCCATCTCGACGCCGACGCCCTTGAAGTATCCGTAGTCGTCCTCTTTCTTCGATGTCGGCTTTGCGAGCTGCTTGTTCACGTAGGAGAGCGCCTGACAGCCACAGAAGAAGCCAACGCCCACATCCACCGAGCCCCCGCCCACGCCGACCAGAGTGGTCGTGGTGTTGACGTCCGAGGAATTCTTGGCAACCTCGAACTCGGGAATCTCTCGCATGATGACGCCCTTGTAGATCAGGTCACCGTCCTGGAAGATCGGATTGTCTTCCATTCCCTCTCCCTCGCGCGGGCGGCTGTCCTTGTTGGCCGCATAAATCGACGTATCCGCCCAGGCGTCGCGGAAGCAGCGCGGGTGCATGAACCACACGTAATAGTTACGCCCCTTCTTGGTCTTGAAAGGGCGGATCCGCGGGTAGGCATTCCGGGCCCGGCGCTTGAGAAGATGGATGGAATTCGCCACGACCTTGTCGGCCGTGGAGTCAATGTTGCCGAGAGCGGCTGAGTGATCGAGCCCAGAGTGGTTGCCAATCGCGTTGCCAAACATGACGCGGTCGCGGTTGCCGGAAACCCAGGCGTCCTTGTTGGCCTCGCTCGCGTCCCCGTACTTCACTCCGTTGATCGAGTGGAAGGTATCGATCAGCTGATACTTGATCTTCTCCGACGCCCAATTGTTGAGAAGAGGCTCTTTCTCGGCCAGAAGATCAACCGCCGCCTGCTCACGAACCTTCTTCGACGTCTCGATAGCGTGCCGGTAGAATTCCCAGCTCACATCGAAGTAGTACTCGTCCATCGGCTCTTCGTTACCGGAGAGCTTCTGGTTGCCCGAGACGCCATCGGAGCGCAGGTCGAGCAGGAGCGGCACACGGATTGTCGCGCCGTCCGTCTCAAGGTCAGTCCGAACATGGATGATGTCCATCTCGGAATTGCCCATGTACGGCTCGAAGCCCGAGGCGAAGAGATACGCTCGGATGAACTTCTTCTGCCATTTCGTGAGCTCCAGACCGGAGAGTAGTGAGGTTTCCATTTGCTGCTTCTCGCCTCTCTATGGTGGTTGACGATCAAGCAGCAACACGGACGGCTAACCCCGCTTCCTGGTGGAAGCGAAGAGCTCGTTCGCTACTGCTGCCTGGGTTGGTGGTGATGCCCCTTGCACGCCGGACGCCGAGCGGGCGCCGAGCGTGCCAGGGAACTTCGGATTGGCGGCTGCTGCCGCCTTCTGCTCGGGCGTCTGCCCGCTCAACTCCGCGAGCACTTCCTCGCGAATCTTCTTTCGCTCTTCGTCTGCCCACTTCTTCGGGTCTGCGATCTTAGCGCGCGCTGTCTGGTCCTTGTGCCAATCGACGAGATCGCCGTAGGGATCGGACCGGTCCGCGAAGTCGTAGAAAACGCCAGCCGCCCTGGCCGCATCCTTCGCTGCCTTGACGGTCTCCTTGCCGTGGTCGCGAACGGCGCGTGCCTCCGAGAAATTGAGAAAGCGCGCGGTCGCCTGGCGCGTGGCAGCTTCGTAGGTGTAGGCAAGGGCTGCTTCCGGGTCCGTCCTCGGGTCCGGCGGCGGCGCCGGCCGTCGCTGCGGAGCAGACCTTGCCGCGACGCGCCCCGTCAGCTCCGCAAGCTGGAGCTTCAATTCTCCGATTGTCGAGTTGAGTCCGCCGATCTGATCCTGAAACTTCTTGCGCTCGCTCGTGAGCTCACCCAGCGGAACCATCCGCGAGCCTTGCTCTGCCGGGTCTCCCGCCGGCGCCTCTCCACCTCCCTCTCCTGCCGGCGGCGCACCCTGTCCGCCACCCATGTCGTTCGGCGTCTCGGGCGAGGCTCGCTCGCGCTCGGAGCCGAATACATCGTCCGCAATCTCGTCCTGCGTCTCTTCTCCTGCCTTCTTCGGCATCGGTCTTCTCCCACGGTTACGTCGGTGGACACGCAAACGCCCGCTAACGCGCGGGCGGGTCGGACCTCAATAGTCGCTCGGTCACAGCGCAGCGCCGGCTATTGCCCCGGCGAAGCAAAGCTCAAAATCCTGAGTGATCCTGCACGGGCAATCCGCCCGGAAGCTCTGCCCCTTCCGGCATCGGGCCGGGCGGCATCATGTCGTTCATCGGCATGCCCGGCGGCGGCCCTTGCGGCGCCTCCTGTGGACCGTTCGGCTCCATGCCAGGCGGCGGTCCCATGTCGGCCATGAGCGCCTGCTGCGGCAACGTCGGCTCGCCGTAGTCAACTGGGAACGCCTTCATGAGCGCGAAGCCGGCCGGTATATTCGAACGCTTGGGCTCGCCCATTGGGTTGCCGAAGTCGTCGGTCGGCTGCGGCTCCTCCGTCGTCGCGTCCTTGAGCTTGTTCAGCGTGTCGGCGCGGGTGTTCTCGACGGATGCAAGCTCCTTCTCGACCTTGACCGCCTGCAATAGCTCCTCGAGCTTGGCCATCTTGGCCTGCATTTCGAGCAAGGCCGGGGGCGGCGCCTGCGCCTCGTCAATGAGCTTGTTCAGCCGCTCCTTGTTCGAGACGCCAGAGAGCTCGACGAAGACCTTCCAGAGATTGGGTGGCGTGCCGGCAAGCTGAGCGAGCGTCTGCATCAGCTCCTCCTGCATGATGACCGTGTCCGGCCCCTCATCCAGGATAATATCGACGTCGATCTCGGCAACCGCGTTCTCGCGGGCGATCCTGCCCGTCGCCGGATCCATCTTCAGCTGGTTCACGCCGATGAACTCGATGGAGCGCGGGTCGTCCGTGATCTTGATGTACTTCTCGTTCGTCCACGCCTGGCGCGCTCGGAACCAGACGGCGCGGTAAATCCTGAGCTTCCAATCGCGCTGCGACTTGAAGACCGGCGAGAGCTCGGTCATGCCGCTGTCGCGCTGGGCGAGGAGCGCGCGGCCCGAGGCGCCTTCCACACCCTGCCCCTTGCCCGCCAAGCCAGGATTGGGGCCGATGTTCTCCATGGCCGCCTCGGACTGCGCCAAAAGCTCGAACTGGCCGCGAACCTCCTTCGACTGGTCAATCATACCGATGTCCTCGCCCCACTTCATGCCATTGGTGTCAATGATGGCATCGGGCTTCGCGATCTCGGCCTTGAGCTTGTCGGTGTCCCCGTCACCGCCCTTGTCACGAATGAACATCTTGTTCGAATTCAAAAAGTGCAGGAAGCGAGAGCGGCGGTGATTCACCTCATCCTGCATTGGCCTCATGTTGCGGATCGGGCTGTAGCGAACGCCCTTCTCGTCGATGTAGGCCGACCATGCCTTGTATGGGTTGTCCGGCTGGCCGAACTCGTCGGTGTAGGGCGAGACCATCGAGTCAAGCGTGATGTCGGCGGTAAAGCGGCAGTAATGCCAAAGAACCTTTTGGCTCGCCTCGTCGTAGCGCAACTCGTAGAGCTCGACGAGCCGCACACGGCGGTTCTCGAAGTCGCCCCATTGCTCGTCGCGGTCTTGCTCGAGCGGAAAGCGCGTCGCGCCCGACTGCGATTCCTTCATGAGATCGTCGAAGTAGCGGGCGAACTTCGGGTGCATCTCCTTGGCTTCGTCGATGTCCACCCACAGATGCACGCCCATATAGCGCGCATCCGAAAAGTCAGCCTTCACCGAGCGGGGATCATAAAAAAACTTGTCCTCTTCGATGAAGCGGAGCTTTACCTCGTTCTCGCCGTTGGGCTGCTGCTCTATCCCAACCCAGCACACGCCTATGCCGCTCGTGAGACCGGAGCGCATGCCGTCAGAGGCGATCATCTCCCATCGGCAGATGTCGCACACGAAGCGCACAGAGGCGGTCGCAACATCAGCCTGTTGCTCATGCTTGGGCGTGCGCGGCAATCCCTTGGGGTCGCGCCGCATGCGCTCCTCGACGCCCACGATGAAGTCGATCTTGCGCCCGATGCGGTTGTCGAAGATTGGCGCCTGACCGCGCTTCTTGAGCTTCGCGATCTCGAGGTCGGTCCACTGCTTGCCGTGGTAATACTTGCGATGAAGTCTCTGCTCTACCAGCTCGTCGTTCTTGTTGCTCTCGAAGGCGCGCAGCCATTTGCGGTAGCGCTCAAGGTTCTCGAGATTGCCGGAATTGTAGACAGCATCGTTCTCGTTGGCTGGTGCCGCTGCCTGCGGCTGCTCGATCACTGCAATCTTGCGAGCGGTCCTAGCCACTCACGCCTCTAGCCACCAACAGTCCTCCACGAGTCGTCGTCATCCTTGGCGCCTGACGTGTAGCTCCTGTCCGTCTGCTTCTTTTGCTGGGGTTTGTCGCGCGCCCACGGCCGCGAGTTGGCGCCATAGCGAACGTCGTCCGCCGCGTGATCCTCGCCGTTCGTGTCCACGTCCTCGGGCCGGTTCTTGTCGTGCATCAGCGCAGGTATGGTGCGGATCGAATCCAGGCACGAGGAGAAGAACACCATCATCGGGCGGCCCTCATGATCCCCATTGAGCCGGCCGCGGACCTGATCCCAACCCGACAAATGCCCACGCGAGGCGACGCGCGCGTTGTCCGCCTTGCGAAAGATCATCGCTCGGTTCGTCGGCCTGCCGTCCTTGGCGATCTTGCTGCCCATGTTCATGCGCTGCTCTATCGACCGGCCTCCGTCCTCGGTGAAGGCCGCCGGATCAAGCACGCGATAATCGATCTTCTCGGTTGCAGGCTCGCGCTCGACAAGCCCGCGGCCTACCTCCTCGGCATCGAGCTTCAGGCCAACGTCCTCCTGGCCCGGCTTGCACCCGTACCACTCGCGATAGCGGACCATGCAACCGCGCGGGAGCCAGAACGGCACACCAGCATCGTTCTCGACCTTGATCGCGTCCGAAAGCACAGCCCACCATCCAAACGAGAACGGTTTGGCTGATCCCCAATCACCAGACATGAAGCGAACCAAGTGCTTGTCGAGCTCGAACGGGCGCACGACATGCTTGCCGCGGTTCCACTTGTCGAAGTAGGCGCCCTCGACAACGTCCCAATCGCCCCAGCGAAGCGCTTTCACAAGCGCATCCGACCCTAGGCCCTCAAGCTTCATTTCGTAGTCGGGGTCCTCCTCGGACATCGACGGATTGTCCTCGAGCACGGCGCGGATGAACTGCCGCTTCATGCCTCCTTCCGCCTTGTCCATCTGCCGGATGTCGTAGCTCGCAGCCCCGTCAACGAAGAACTTCTTGACGAAATGATGCCCGATGTTCCCCGGATTCGATCCGCACAGAATGCGCGGAAAGCGATCACGCCACGCTGCCGGTATCTTGTCGCTCATGCCCACCATGCGGACGCGGGAGCGAAGGAGGCGGTACATCTTCTCGGTGAAGTGCGTCAGCTCGTCGATCAGCAGCACATGAATCTCGGCGCCGAAATACTTGTAGACGTCGTCTTCGTCCTTGCAGTGGCAGAGAAAGATTTTCGAGCCGTTCCAAAACCTGATCTCGTCGCCAACCAGCCTCGCGAAGGACGGAGTCCATGGCATCAACATGCCGCGGTAGCCCTTCGGGCCCTCGACGTGGTTCTTGGTCAAGTCGTCCCTGATGCGGCGGAACATGTAGACTTGCAGGCCCGGGATCATCGAGCACCAGATGATGGCCGCCACGCGCATCAAATGTGATTTGCCGCCGCCCGCCGCTCCACCGTAAAGAACCTCGGTAGCCTCAGTGTCGAGCGCGAAGTTCTGCTTCGGGTGGAGATTAAGATTTAGGTCCGCCACCCGAGACCGTGATGTTGAGCACCGGCACCATCGGCATTCCCTCTGTGCCAGCGAAGTGCTCGACGGACGCGAGCTTGGGATGCACGTAGGGCGCCGCCGCACGCGCCATCTCATCGCGGCGGTACGGGTCACCCTTCTTGTCGCGCATCACCTTCAGCATGTAGTCGAGCGGAGTAATGCCACTCTTTGCAATCTCAGCGGCCTTTGCCAGCGTCACCCTGTTCGGCGTTCCCTTCTTACGCCCGCCGGTCTTTCGCCTCCCCTTCCGGAAGGCGCTTTTCGGTATCCGCTTCTGGATCTCCATTACGTGTAGTCTCCACAGTTGCCCCGCTCGAAGACCGAGGCTTGCACCACGAAATTTCCCTGATCGACAAACACCGGACTTGTCGTTGCCCAGCGGAAGAACCAGCGCCCAGCACTGTCCGGCACCACGTCCACCCGGAAGCTTCCAAGGGACAGGCGCTCGAGCGCGCTATCCGTTCCGTAGAGGTAGTTCGCCTTCACCGTTCCATAGCCGTCCGTCAGCTTGAAACCGACGCTCGCGGGGTCGAACAGCTCATCGTCCTCGTTGCGAAACTGCATCGTGAGCGTGTAGGTCGAGCCGACGTAGATGCGTCCGTTCTTCAGCATGTCACTTGGCCTTTGGTCCGCTGCCGCCGCTCCTGCCCCGCGTGCGCGCGCCGCCCGACGTTCTCCCTATGGTGCGGGCGAGTCCGCCCAACATGCCGCGAAGGCTCTGCGCCCCGCGCGACGCGCTCGAGCCCATGCGGGCTGCCGGCGCCGCCGCCGTGCCGCCGTCCCCGAAGTAGCGCGGTGCGAAGTAGCGAGCCCCGAAGAACCGGCGGCCGAACACTAGGTGGCATCCCGCGTCACGGCTGACCTGTTGCCGTCCGCGTCCACAGTGGCGGTGATGCGGTTCTTGCTGTCGGCCACGTCGCGATAATTCGCTGTCGTCGTCGCAAGCCCGCTCGCCTTGCCGTAGAGCACGGCTGCAACCAGGCGCTCATGCTGGCGTGGCGTCAGACCCGTCTCGATACCATTCGTGCGGTCGAGGTAAGCGTCCGCAATCTGGTTGGCGGTCGGGATCACAAGCGCCGCTATGGCCGCAAGCGTCGCGTCGTCCGCGCCTGCCAATGCCGTCGCCAGCTCAGAGTTCGTAGGCAGGTCGCCAACCAGCGTCGCAAGCGCGGCAACTTGAGTAAGTACCGCATCGTCTGCCGTTCCTAGAGCAGTTGCGAGCTCGGCGTTGGTGGGCAGGTCGGCGACGCTCGTGTCCAGAGTATCGAAGCGCCCGGCGATCACTGACGCATCGGCAGGATCGGAGGGTAGGTTGTCGGTCTTGGCTTTAATGGCGGCAACCTCGGTGTCCACGTAGCTGGCGAGGGTTGCTAGATCCGCAGCGCTTGCAAGCGCTGTCAGCCCCGCACCCAACGCCCCGATGTCATCGGTCTGCGCTTCGATGGCCGCAATGTCCGCTGACACGGACGCACCAGCCGGCGCACCAAGACGCGCGAACCCGTCCCCCGTCTGCGGGAAGCTCGTGTAAATCTGGACAGTCGCGGGAACCGCACCCGTCCCGATGAACGTGAATGCAACGTGATCGTAATTCGTCTCTGCTTGAGCCGGGGCATAGGTGTGGAACCCGTTGCCCTCGTGCGTGCAGGCGCCTGACCCAACAGAGCCCGTGGCCTGAGTGCCGCCGTCTCCAGTGACATGCACCGTGACGGAACCCGTGAAGGCAGCGCCGTCTGTCGCGCTGACCATCTGCGCGCCGACGACTTGGGAGGCGACGTTCTTGCGCAATTACGGGCCTCCCCCGATCATGACGTTGCTGCCTTTGGCCCATGCCGCCTGGAAGCCGCCGGCACCCGCCGCCTCGAACACCGCAACGGCCGCCGAGTAATCGGCAATGCCGGAGCCGCTGATGGCGACGTTGACAGTGCGCGGCGTCTCGGCCGAGCCGAAATTGTTGCTGAGCGCGCTCGTGTAGTAGGTGAACGAGCCAGGACTGACATGGTTGTCCTGTTCGGTCGCCCCGGTCCAAGTGTCGGTGTCGCCAGCCGATCCGGAGCCGCCCGCAGCCCCGACCAGAAATCCACCCGTCGGGACATCCACATCCAGGGTCAGCGTCGTGCTCGTGACGGGCGCCGTCGGGTTGTCGTTGGCGACGATTGCCGTGTCGAACGCGGCAGATTCGATTGCGTCCGCAGTGACGAACATCGTGCAGGCGCAGCCGCGGTTCATGGACCCGGTCCAGGTCACGACGACATCCACGTCCGTCTGCGCCGGATCGGGCAGTGCGTTGCGCGAGATTTTATAGACCGCGGCAATCGACACCTGATACGTGCCGGCCGTGTCGCCGGCCTTGACCACCTGAGTGGCAGCCACTCCGTCAACCGTGACGGATGAGAAGTCACGCGCGACGGCCGAGTTGCGCCGCCCATAGATGGTGAAAATCAGCGTGTCGGCGCCGCCGTCAGCCCCAATGGAGCAGACGAAGGTAAAAGCCGAAAGGTCGGAACCGCTGGCGTCGTAGTCGGTTTTGGTGATGGAGGCCAAGGGCTATCCGGCCGTTATCTCTGCCGCGATCTCCCCGCGCACCATGCGCTCGAATTCATCGAGATATAGCCCGGGGGCCCGACACGGCTTCCTGATGCTAAGGCGCCTCACTTCAAGCAAGACCCCATCTGCCATGATGCAGAGACAGCGAACGTGCTCGCTTTCATTTTCAACCTCAATCGTGATCATTGCGCAGCCTTTGCCTGCTTCGCTACGTCGTCCAGCTTCTCTTGAGTGATCACACCGGCAACCCGGTACTCACGATTCCCAATCGATATGACGTTGCCAGCAACCAGCGCGTCGAGGCCGTGGCGCTCCTTGAGGTAGTCGCGGATTTTGCGGTTGAGATCATAGGGCAGCGGCACGCTCGGCCATCCTTGTGCGCATTCGGTTTACTTCTTCTTCCGGCGCCTCCCTCGGGAGCGGCTTCCAGGCGACTACCCATAGATCGCCGCCGCTTGCGATGTCGCGCCGCCAGCAATGCACCCGATCAACCCCATTGCGCGTCCACACCTGAGACAGCACACGAATTGATCGCGACGCCCGGCACTCGATGCCACTGACTGAGCGCACCCAAACCGTGCGGTGGAACGGCATTGTTCGCGGGTAGCGCCAGCGGGTTTCCTTCATTCTCTAGCAGCCAGCTATTTTAGAGATTGCTCTCACGCGCTCTTGTTTTCGCGTCATCACGCTATCTGAGATTACCTCTAGACCAGAACCATAGCTGAACAAAGCCTAAACCTTCCGGCAAACATGCGCTACCTGGCTGTCAGCCTATTGCGTAAGTTAAAGTTACTCTCTATAACCAATGTGCGGTTGAAGTTACGCGCCGCTCAACATAGGAGTTATGGATATGCGCTTCATCAATGCACACACCCGCTCGACGCTTGCCGCTCGCATCGTTCTTGCTGCTGTAGCGGGCAGTCTTGCAACCAGCTCGCAGGCTTCCGGGTGCAAGGGCTTGGATCAACCGACGTGCGCGGCCGACGCCGCGTGCAAATGGGTCCCTGAGCGCAAGGCGGGCGAGACGAAAAACCGTGACGGCTCGCTGTCCAAGGTCTCAGCTAAGGCTCACTGCCGCAAGCCGCGTCCCGTGACAACGCCTGCAACTGAGGCGGCGCCCGATCAGAAGGGCAAGGCGTAAGCGGCTAGTGGGGCGGGTAGCTCCCCCGAGTTTTTCCCGCCCCACACCCGCGCCGAACACCTTCCCCCAAACTCAATCTGTAACCGGAGTAATTGCTATGCAGTCCCAAGACATCGTGACCGTCGCCCAGGCTGTCCCCGCGTCCACCAATGGCGGAGCGTTCAAGGTGGCCAACATCAGCGGCGGCACGTCCAAGGGCGATCTATCGAAGCAATGGGCCGCACGCCCCCATGATCAGCGCTTCCTCTCGCTGTCCGAGCTTGAAACGTTCAAACTTGGCGAGTGGGGCGAGTCCTCGGACAAGGTGCGCGAGACACGCACAATTGAGGCCGTGGCGCCCGAGATGCAGACCCGCGACGATGCCAACCGGCTTTCATTCCGGTTTGAAGACGGTAGCGAAGCGGCTGCAACGCACTGGTCTTTCGGTCAGATGTCCGCGCTCGCCAAGGCGCCAGCGAGCTATCTACGCACGCTCCCCACACCCATCGTCGCTGATGCGCTCAATTGGTCGCTACGCGGGCGCGCAGAGGCCGTAAAGACCTTTGAGCGCCACAACGGCGCCCATCAGTTGCGGGCCGTCACCGGACCGGACTATGGCCGCATCGCAGACCACGACGTTGTGCGCGCCGTCCGTAACGTGGCGGGTAACGGCACGGGCGATAGCCGGTGGAAAGTGCCCGGCACGATGGACTGGCGCACCATGATCTATGATCCGAACACGCCAATCACCCACGACACCACCACGCTATTCGCGTCCGATCGTGACCTGTTCCTGTTCCTTGTCGATGATCGCAACCCGATCGAAGTCGGCAAGGTGGTGAACAAGACCACGGGGGCGCTAGAGCCAGACCTGATGTTCCGCGGCTTCTACGTGACGAATAGCGAGGTAGGCAAGTCGTCGCTCAAGCTCGCCGCGTTCTACCTGCGCGCCATCTGCTGCAACCGCATCATGTGGGGCGTGGAAGGATTCGAGGAAATCACCATTCGCCACACCAAGCTTGCGCCCGACCGATTCATCCATCAGGCGGAACCGGCCCTGCTCTCGTTCGCGAACGGATCCGCCATGAAGCTCAAAGAAGGGGTAGAGAAAGCCAAGGCCGCCAAGCTCGCCCAGGATGACGAGGAAGCCCTTGCCTTCCTACGTGGCCGCTCACTGTCACGCGACCAGTCGCGCCGCGTGCTCGAGCTTGTGGAAGTCGAAGAGGGCGCCAAGGCCCGCACTGCCTGGGATATGGCACAGGGCATTACAGCCCTGGCGCGAAACGTGCCGAACAACGACGACCGAGTCGAGCTTGAAAGCACCGCTCGCGCGATACTCGACAAGGTTGCCGCCTAACCCATCCCCTCAATCGCCCGGCTGGCCACGCGCTAGCCGGGCTTTTTCGTGAGTGCATGCCATGAAAATCACCGTCTACTCCCTCGCCTGGGACACAGACAGCGGAGTCGGATGCGAGGTTTATTCTACCCGAGAAGCGCGCGACGCCCATTTCCGCGAGTGCCTGCTATCGCACACTGACAGCAGAAACCGCGCCGACTTCGAGGCGATCAAGGACATTCGCGAGCTATCCGGCGCACTCGAAGGCGAGCTTGATCATTACGGCTCCCGCTACTGGACCGGCTCACACCAAATCAAGGTTGAGCCATGAGCACGCTAGAGCGACGCGAGATCGAATGGCGCGCGGCTAAGGTGCGCCGTGAGGCTAGGGCTCGAGCCGATGCGATTGGGCGCCTGCCTGATCCCAACTTCGCGAAGCGCGAAGCCGAGCACCTGGCTAAGCACCCACACCTTGCCGAGCACAAGCATTGCGGGCTCTGCCCAGACTCCGAGGATCGCCCACGCCGCCGTGTCGTGTGCCCCAATGGCGTCGCGCTCTGGTCAACGTGGTACAAGGTACCGACGACTGAGGCGGACGCAAAGCGCGACGCGAAAGAGCAACGCTGGCTCATGAGCCCCGAGGGTCGCGCTTACTATGCTCCGATGTTCACCTAGGAAAGAGGCCGTCCCGGTGTCAGCCGGGGCGGCCCAAGTCTAGGGAGTTATCGTGCCCTTGCTGGGCCTATTTTCGTGCCGCGACGAAAGCCGATGCTGCGCACGCGACGACGAAGTACGTCCATTCCTGATAGGTGCCAGGAACAAATCTCGGGGAATAATCAACGATCTTTAGAAACACGATAAACGGCGCCAGCGCTGCCGCGAGCATCGTAATCGCGTTGATTATTCCCATTAAGTCGAGCTGGTAATTCCCGATCTTTATCATGGGTCAGATTCCCAAAACGGCCTTGGTCAAACGCCAGCCGAGAAAGAGCATGGTCAAAAGCATGCTGATCCCCAGCACGCGATCGGGCCACGTCACGCCGTCCGCGATCTCGTAAAACTGCGCCATCATGGGATGCGGTCGATAATCTTCGAGGTTCGTTCCGAGACGTGGATTGCGGACTCGAGACTGCCGCTCATCACGAACGCCGCGAACGGGAGCACCAGAGCCGCCAGGAGCTTCCACCACGCCCACGCTGAAAGGGGCGTGCCGTAGCCTCTCACCCGCATCTCTGCGCGCAGCGACGCGATTTGCTCCCGCAAATCCTCCCGCGCTTGATGGTTCCACTGGCGATCGTGCGAGATCGTCAACCGAAACTGTTCCTCGAGCCTCGTCAACCTCTCGCGCGTGTGGGTATCGTCGCTCGCCCCCGTCCGCGCCGTTTGCCCCGTATGATCCATTCGCTTGCATCATCCTGCGTCCTCGCTTCTGCGGGCCGCCCCCAAAAGCAAAAGCCGCCGGGGCTTTTGGCTCCAGCGGCTCGCGACTTTTTCAGCTTGCCCAAATCTAGGCACAATCAGTTAAACCCGTCAAGACGGGCTAGCCCTGGTAGGGGGCTGCATGTAACCGTAATGCAACGCCAGCATGTAGGTCCCCATCTGCACCGTGCGTGCAGCAACCGCAATCGCCTGCGACTTGTTCATGACCATCAGGACCTCGCGCCCGATCCGCTCGAGATTGCATGCTTCCGTCACGATCATCAGCAACGCCTCGACCGTGCGCGGCTCGCCAACGGTCACCGCCGCATCACGGGCCTTGCCGAAGGCCTCTGCGCGCCTTTCCTCGGGGCAAAGGATGTCATAGGCGAGCTGTGATAGCGGAGTGCCGCCGCCGCTGGCTTGCTCGCCATACCGGCAGAGAAGGACGCTTGATCGCTGGCTGTTGGTGAAGTCCTTTTCGAACTGTCGAAATGCGTTGACCTGTTCATCTCTGAGCCTCCCGTCTCGCTTCATGGTTTCGATCACATCAACAAGCCGGAAGGCTTGCCGCCGCGACTTCTGGTCTACCGCCGGCACATCGAATCCGGCTGCCTTTGCCAACCGCTCGCGCGTTGGCCCGAGTAGCGCTGTCATCCAGTCCCCCAATCCGCAAAGGTACCATCACACCCTCAGACGGACATTGCCCCATGAGTGGAAGCGGGGCGGCCGATTCCCCTTGATGCCGCTCCGCTCTTCGAGAGGTCTTAGGCGTGCGCCTCATCGTGCGTCGCCTTGACCACCTTCTTGTTGCCCTTCGTGCTTTTCTTGGTCTCTGCCTCCTCGGCCGCGTCACCGAGCGGCGTTCCCGCAAGCATGCCGAGCTCGACGCGGCACGTCGCAAGCTGGTCCTCGTAGAGCTGAAGGGCCGCTACCTCCGTCTGATTGAGACCGGCCTCCTTGGCGAGCTTCTTCGTCACCGATGGCAGCACGCCGCACTGCTGTTGGGCCTGCTCGCATAGCTCGCGCTCTTCCCAGGAGAGTTCTTTTTTCTCGGCCCTGATTTTTGCAAGCCGACTGATTATTGATTTCATTTTCTTTCTCGCCTCTCCATTGAGCGAGATCGTGATTTCTTTTTCTTCTGCCTTTGCCATTTACGCATTACTCCGTTCTCGGTTTCTGGTTTTTGGTTTCTTATTTATATTCGATGTCACGCGCTGCTGGTAATGTTGGCCTATCGCAGCCGGGTGGGGGGCTGTTCGCTAACCGACTGGCGTAGTCCGCAACCTCGCTCTCCTTCCGGTATAGCGTATCGCGCAGCGCAAAGCCCATAAGCGGCCAGAGCTGACGAACCGCGTTCTCGTAGGCGAGTTTGATCCCAAGCTCTCGATTGAAGTTCTGCGGCGAGGCCGGCGCACTGTGGCCAATGACCACGAAGCCGTTCCGCATCACGAGGATGCAAAGCGAGAGCACGGCCAGCTGCCCTGGATCAGCAGCCACGTAGCAGGCGCTCACGGCCTCGGTTCCGGTCACGTCGTAGCGGCTCATAATCGCGCCCTCTATGTCCGCGAGCGACACGCGCGGAGCTACCGCCACGGCCGCGCACTCAGCCTCAGTCTCATTCAAGCTCATAGCAATTCCTTTCCTTCATTTGAGGGAGCAGCATCCGCAACAGCAGGCGTGTACCTGCCCGTGCGGCGGTCGTAGCGAAGACATGCTTCGCCCGGTACCCCGCCCTGCTCATAGCGGGATTTCTTCACGTAGACTTTCGCGAGGCTGTGTGTGATCTCTGGACGCTCGATGACTACGCCGTGATCGGCCGCGTTGTACCAGTGAGCCGAACCGTCGATGTCGTAGAGGCCCGGCGTGCGTGTCTTGCCATTGCGCGGATCGCGCACGTCCTTCGTCGGGTGGACGACGATTGCCACTCCGCACTCGAAGGCGCGAGCAAAGCGCTTCAGCTCGGCCAGCGCGCGTTCTTGATATTCAACCTTGTCCTCGCCCTTCTTGCGCGAGTGCTGGATCTGGTTCCATGGATCAAGAAGAAGCCACTTGATACCGTAGCGGATCACAGCATCCGACGCCTTCTCGATGATCCACTCGAGGTCCATGCGCTCGAATGACGTTGGGTCCTCGTCGATGAACACAAAGCGCTCGTTGATCCACTTGTTGGCTTCCTCGCGATCGCCCCCATGATACCGGCGCAGCACGTTGGCCACGTAGGGCTCAATCCGCATCTCGAAGGACGCAATGCACCAATTGTGGTCGTAGGCTTCCGCGATCTGCGCCGCGAGGTTGAGCGCCCATGTGCTCTTACCGTGCGTCGGGATGCCGGTGATGACCAGCAGCTCAGACGGCCACAGCTTCAAATGCTGGTTGAGATTGATCCACCCGGTGCTGAAAGTCTCGACTTGAGGGACTGGTGGATAATCGGCGAGCTTGAACAGGCCGCGGATAGGATAGGGACGGGCGTTCTCAACCACAGCCCTGACGCCTGCCTCACCATGAGCCTTGAGAACTTCGTTGAGGTCTTTGGTGCCTTGTGGGTAATCCAGCCAAGCGCATCGAGCAGCGCCGAACCGGCGCGCAAGCTCAGCATTGAGCCTTCGTCCAGCTTCGTCTCCATCGCCACCGAGGACGAAACGGGGGACTGTGTCGAGGAGCGACCAGATGTCCACCATGAAATCGAGATTGGAATCGGCCCCGTCAGGGACGGATACCGTTCGCGGTAGATCGCACTGGATTGCTGTGTAGGCATCGAACTCCCCTTCAAGAACTAGCGCCGGCATTTTCGCAAGCGTCGAATCGCGCAGAGCATCCTCGTTCCAGAAACTCGACGGTGCGCCGGGATCTTTCAGAAACTTCTTCCCCGGCCCGCGATATTTGCGGTTGATGACCACGCCCTCGCGCACGTACGGGAAGACCAGCGCATCAGCCTTCCTGCCATCGCGCCCACCGAATTTTCCCGGCTCCGAATACAACCCGAGGCGAACCGCTACCTCTGGGTCGAGGCCGCGGGATTCGAGCGCCCGAACGTGCTGCTCGCTCAGCGTTCGTGAAAGCTCCGTCGTGCCATCCGCAGGTTGTGTGGTGGCAGTGCCATGCGACGGCACCTTGCTCAACGATGACTGAGAGGCAGCGCTGCCCCTTGTGCCGCTTCCTCGTGTGGTCGCATCGTGGGCATCTGACGCGGTGGCGTTTGCGCGCGCTCCAGTGGTGATCGAGCTCGATCCCTGCGGCCTTGAGGATGTCTGCGATGGTTTCGTAGTTGCCATCCATCAGCCCCCCCTGCCCATGAGACCAGGTGCGAGCTTTGCTTCCGCGAGACGCTGGCAGACCATACCCATGACGACGATGGGCTTGCGGATCTCGGCCCCGCTTGCGAGCTGCGCGCAAACCTCCGCGTAGGCGTTCTTCACTACGTCGGCACCGTAGAGGGTCAGTTGTTGGTCGAGCGTCGCGTTTGCGATTCTCTCATCCGGCACAGAAGAATTCACCCACTTGGCCAGACTCTCGACGATCATCCGTCGTGCTGGACTAACTGCCTTTGACGGCGCAGCGGCAACTACGCTGCTGCTGGGTGATTCCGTAGAAGTTGGAGATTCCCTATCAACGTTGGAATCGGGAGGGGGGTGTATTTTTTCTTTAGAGGGGGTGTGGGGGAGACCTTTCTTTTTTAGGGGGGAGGGGTGCGAACTGTGGTTCGCAGGGGTGCGAACTGTGGTTCGCAGCGAACTGGAGTTCGTAGGGTGCGAACTGTGGTTCGCATGCAGTTTCTGAATGGCGCGCTTCGTGACGCCCAGAACCTGGCTCAACTCGGCTGTGCCGGTGATGCCGAGCGCGGCGAGAACAGCAACGAGCTTCCGCGCCGGTGTGCCATCGGTTTCTCGAGCTAGGTTCACGAGGTGATCACGTTGTGTCGATGAAATGTTCTTGACTTTGCCGCAATCGTTTCTTAGGTGCATTGTTGTTCAACTCCTTCGTCGGGTGTTGGATTCTCTGGACGGACAGCCCCGAGCCCCTGGTGCAGTAACCCCGCAGCCAGGGGCTCACCTGTTTCTAGGCAGCGTCAGAGTTCTGCATGTAGGGCAGGATGCCCCGGTAGAATTTCTTCCCGTCGATGTCCTCCATGGTTGAAACGAACTTCGCTGCAATCCGCCGGAACGTCTCAACCGGCAACGGCGCGTCGTTCGACTGCCTGCAAATCTCTCCATAGTGGCGGTAGAAATCTTCCTCTGGCAGCACGCCAGACTCGATGTGGCGTGTGTGCTCGCGGAAAAAGTATTCGCAGAGCTGGCGGCGCGCGGTCAGCATGTCGATCGACACGACGGGCGCCTTCTTGATCGCGGCAGGCGACTGAATGAGAGCCGGCTTTTGCACTGACCGGCGTGCTTCAATCTCGCGCTCGCTCTCGCCCGTTTCCTCGCGCTTCAACGTCCATCCGAAGAGGATGATTGCCAACTTCCAGCACGAGGCTCCCATGACCTCGAGCACGACTGGCGTGGCCATGGCGAGCAGCACGCGCACAGAGCGCTGAGCCATACCCGTCACTTCTGACACACCGTCCACAAACGGATCGGCGCTCGCGGTCGTTACCGGCGGGGCCGCTTCGATCTTGCTCGAGAGAGCGTCTATCTGCGTGGTGAGCTTGTCCGCCTTCAAGGCCGAGTCGCGCTCGCCTTCAAGCGTGCGTAGGTTCATGCAGAAGTCGCGTGAGGCTCTTGCGGTGGCGTCGGTGCATTCACCGGAGCTCGTCCACCGCTTGTTGTTCTTCTCGGCTTCAATCAGCCTTTCAACCGTGTCCGCTGGGCGATGCTGCGGAATGCCGGCGAGCTGCGCCTTGAGGTTTTTTAGCTGATCGCGCGTGTTATCGAGCGCTTCGGATTTGTGGGCAATCTCGGCAACTTTTTCCTCGCGCAGCTTGGCGATATTCGAAGTGCCCATCATGAAGTTGTAGAAGAAGAAAATCACCCAGAGCAGCACGATCAAGAACCGCTGTCCGAAGCGGGAGAGTGCATGCGATGTGATGACGACGATCGAGAACAGCATGGGGATGACGGCGAGCAGCCAGGGAACTGCGGCGCCGCCGGCAGCGAGCGCGGCTCGCTCCCAGGTGTCATGCTCATGAGCCCATCTGACGGCGCCGTTGCCGAGCAGATAGGAGTTCGCGAGAAGAGCAACCGAACCAATAATTGCAAGCAGTCCCCCAACCCAATAGCGAAACATTTGTGCCCCCACAGGCTATGTTTACTTGCTGACTTCGTTAGCGGTTTTTGCTGCGGTCTTTGCTGACCGCTTGAAGGAGTCGATGCCGTAGGCGTAGCTCAACGCGAATTGAAACTTGCGTGTGCCAACGAGGATGATCAGTTTGTTTTTCTCTCGTCCCCAATGGCAACGCTTAATCCCGTGCTCCGTCATGATCGGCTCGAGGATCTTGTCTGCCTCCTTGGGCTCGACCGGCTTCTGTGGCGCTTTCACTTCTGGCCCCGCTACGTTGATGTGATCTCCCCCGGCGATAGTGACGATGGCGTTGCGCCCCTTGCGGTCCAGCCACTCAGCCGTGACGGAATCGATGCGGCTGTCATCGACGATGACGCGCATGTGAACCAGGGCATCGAGGATGGCTTTGAGGTAGTTGTCGGCGTCACGCGGGCGGCGGTCTGGGCGCTCGAGACTGACCGCCACCCGGTAGGGCGGGCCGAGCGTCTTGTTCTTCGCGCTGGCGATGATCCAGTAGGCCGCGTCACGCCATCGCTTGTATTGCTTCGACGGGAAGCGGCGCCCACGGACCGTTTGTGAGAAGAGATTATTGACGGTCGGTGGAAACGGCAGCGTGATTGTGACGATACGCATTAGCTCAAGCCCCCGCGCGGCGAGTAACTTGACCTTATGCAAATTCCCTGTTAACCGTCAAGCTTGGTAACCACAATCGAATTGCCTTACTTTATCTTGAAGCCGGGTAAGATTAAATTACCCGGCATGGAAAGGCTTGAAGACGCGGTGAAAAAGGCATTCAGCAAGCGGCTGCGCGAGGCGCGATCAGCGGCTGGCTATGAGCACGCAAACCAGTTCGCTCGTGTGCTTGGTGTCGAGGTCCCAAGGTATCGCACCTGGGAGCGGGGAGAACATCTCCCTGATATTTCTACCTTTACGCGGATATGTCAGCTTCTCAACAGGGAGCCGAACGACATGCTTCCGCATGCACTGAAGAAAAAGCGCCCTCCTACGTCAGAGAGCGGTGGGGGCCGGGACAGCGAGCCCCGCCGGATCGCTTCATAATCAGGCTGCGCATCCTTCGGGGGCACAACGATTAGGCGATACTGGCGCTATTTTTTACAGGGTTGTTCCGAGAGACTTTCATCTGAGCACCAGCCGTTGCGCTTGCCGCCGTTATAAGGCCGGGCAAGACACTCCTCGAGCAGCGGCTCACGGACGTTCCGTCCGTCCACGATAAGGTCGCCCAACTCCCTCCCGTATCGATCTTTTGTGCCGGACGCGACGGTCGCGAGCGTCGAGCAGCCATCTACGATCTGTTGCAGGCGCCGCTTGGCAATTTCCGCTAGGCGGCGCTCTGCATCGCATTTCGCGCGTGGTGAGTGCTCGGGCGTGTCGAAGCCGCGCAACCGCCACTCGGCACCATCGACGCGGACAGTGTCTCCATCGACGATCTCGAGCGGCACCCCGCAAGCGGCGTCCGCATTCTGCATGCTGATGAAGACCAAAGACACGATCAGAAGTATGCGCACCATCTCTCGATAGTAGCCCGCAAGCGGTTGATTCGGAACAGAAAGTGTACGTCTTGGAATTGCACGTAAGTTGAAGTTGCGTTTTTCATTTGACAATTGCAGAGAGGTAAGTCTAACTTACGCATATCGCCGGGTCACATCCCCACGCACTATCCCCGGCCTGGCGATGCCCGCCAACAGGTTGAGCGTTGCGGGCGAAGAGCCGGTGGATGGGTGACCGAACCTCCCTCCTACCACCATCCACCGGCGCACTTTCGCGAACAGGAGTGCTTGCGTCGTGACAGAGAACCTTCAACGCCTGACTGAGCACGGCGAGCTTGCTGTGAGGCCGCTGCTGCCAGAGCCCGCCCCGCCCAAGCTCGAGATCACCCGCGCCGCGGATGACCCCACGGATGAGCTGCGCGACGCCATCGCAAGCGTGCGCGACTTGCCGGATGAGAGCCTGGAGGATGCCGCGCTTCGCTGCGGCGCTCCGCTCTCGACGATCCGCGACACTCACGCGGCGATCGACCGCGAGGACGCGCCGACGCCCAGGGATGAGCCGCCGAGGCTTGGTGGCTCGCCCAACATCCTCGAGCGGCACAAGTCGATCATCGACACGTTCCTTGATGCCGCCGCAGCATCGGCCAGCAACGCGGGCATTGCCATCGCGCAAATGAACCCGACCGACGCCGCGCTCGCGAAGGAGAGACTTTCCTACCTGCGCGGTACGTGCGCCTTCGTCGTCCAGATGATCGGCGTTGCCCTTGCTGGCAATCAGGATGGCGCCAATGGCCTTAGTGACTGACGAGATCGACGGCCGCTTCCGAGGCGAGCCGGGAGAGCCAAGCCCTGACGCCGAAGGCGGATGGGATGCCGAGGCAGTGCGCGGCTACGAGGAGCACATTCTTGGAACCGCGCTGGATCACTTCAAGGAGCTGTATGGCTTCGACGATCTCGTGATGCGGTTGCGGATCGAGGGCGAGCGCCTGGGCTTCGGGGTGAGCGCTAACGATTAGCAACTGAACCACATGGGAGCATGAGCATGAAGATCAAGAATTGGGATCCGTCGAAGGGCGACGCGCAACAGGGCGACGTGATCCTGTTTCGCGTTCCCGAGCGCATGAAGCTGGATACCAGCCGCGAGATTGAAGCGCGCGACAACCGCCTGATCCTGGCGGAAGGTGAGATCACCGGACATCACCACGCGATCTGGGATCGCAACCCGCCAACAATGCTCCGCGAGGACGGTTCAGGAGCCGGCATCTCGACCACCGACACCGAGCGGATGCTGAAAGCCGCAACGGCAAAGCGCTCCGGTACGGCCAAGCTCTACGAGGATCGCACTACCATCACCGCACTCGTTAGCGCGGGTGAGCTGGCGCATGACCGTCTCGCCATCGGCTTCCTAGTCGTCGAGCACGCACCTGTGGTGCTGCGTCATGACGAGCACGATGCAATCCGCATTCCTCCCGGTCGCTACTACGTCGGCCGACAGGCTGAGTACGACGGCGCCGAAGAGCGCCGCGTGCAGGATTGAGGGAGGCGGCGATGGCACGCATCGAGAAGCTGACCCGTGAACAGGAGCGCGAGCTTGTGGCCTTCCGCGAGGAGGAGCGAGCTCGCGCACTCTCCACCGCGCCCGTCGATCCTAAGGAAGTGAGATCGAGCGTTGCGGCGCTCTACACCGCGAGCGGCATGAAGCCGCCGATGGCGACGCTTGTGTTCACGAGCCCGCTTCTCTGCCTCTTGGCGCGAGGCGTTTTACGCCGAGCGCCGAAGCTCGGGGACCAGCTCGGGGCACAGCTCGGGGACCAGCTCGGGGCACAGCTCGGGGCACAGCTCGGGGCACAGCTCGGGGCCCAGCTCGGGGACCAGCTCGGGGACCAGCTCGGGGACCAGCTCGGGGCACAGCTCGGGGACCAGCTCGGGGCACAGCTCGGGGCACAGCTCGGGGCACAGCTCAGGGCCCAGCTCGGGGCACAGCTCGGGGCACAGCTCAGGGCCCAGCTCTGGGACCAGCTCTGGGCCCAGCTCGGGGACCAGCTCTGGGCCCAGCTCGGGGACCAGCTCGGGGCCCAGCTCGGGGCCCAGCTCGCCAAAGGCGAGTTGTTTGATGCCCTATGGTTTTTAGGCGCATGGGACGCCTTCTGGCTCGCTTTCTATCAGTTCGGAAGGAAGATCGGAGTCGCTCTCAGGAGCGAGAGCGCCGCGCGTCTCGACGCCTATCAGCAGTACGCGCATTCCTGCGGCGTCTCGTACCTCTACCCGTCGATTGCGTTCGTCAGTGACAGGCCAGAACGCATCTCATTCGACACGTCACGTCGCTTGCACAACGCAACGGGGCCAGCGCTCCTCTACCGGGACGGCTTCGCTCTCTATGCCTGGAAGGGCTTCCGTCTCGACGGAAAGTGGATCGTCAACCGCGACAAGACCCAAGCATCCGAGATCATAAAAGAGCGCAATGCCGAGCTGCGGCGCGTGCTCATGGAAATCTACGCGGACGTGCACGGCCCCGGCCGCGCGATCATCGATATGGGCGCCAAGACGATCTCCGAGGATGTCGAGCACGGCCGTCCGCGGCGCCTGATCGACATCCAGGGCGCGCGCTTCGTGCATGTCGTCAACGGCTCGCTCGAGCCTGACGGGGCGCGGCGGGAATTCCTGCTTGGGGCGCATCCATCTGCGAAGACACCGCACGAGGCTGTGGCGATGAGCTACGGCCGCCCGGCTGGCAAGTACCGGGAGGCGGTGCGAACGTGAACGAGTACCGCAGCGATCTTCCCAACCGTCCCGACCGCATGAAGGATTTGCCGCTCGATGAGCGCGGCTTTCCGGTGCCGTGGTTCGTCGCCTGGATCGACAATAAACCCGACTTCCGCATCATCCGCGAGCGCGGTGTGGCGATGGCTCACAACCATCAAACGTGCTGGCTCTGCGGGCACACGCTCGGGCGCTATCTCGCGTTCGTCATCGGGCCCATGTGCGGCATCAACCGCACATCCGCCGAGCCGCCGTCGCATCTCGAGTGCGCCGACTATGCCGCTCGCGCGTGCCCATTCCTGACACGGCCGATGGCCGTGCGCGACGAGCGCGGCCTTGAGGGCATGAAAGAGCCCGCCGGCGTCATGATCAAGCGCAACCCAGGCGTGGCGATGGTGTGGATTACGCGCGGCTACAAGCCGTTCCGCGCGCCGCCAAACGGTGTGCTCTTCCGCATCGGAGATCCGACTGAGATTCGTTTCTACACGAAGGGCCGACGCTCGTCGCGGGCTGAGATTGAGGAGTCGGTAAACACGGGTCTGCCGTTTCTCGAGAAGGCAGCAGAGCAGGACGGGCCAACCGGCCGCCGCGAGCTGGAGAAGGCAAAGATGGCGTTCGCGCGCTGCGTAGATAAGTGGGCTGGTCATGTCTGAGATCTTCGAGAAGCTGCGCGCGCCGTTCCCGCCCGATGCAGTGTCATGGCGCGTCGGCTCTGTCGGGGAGCGCGACGGCAAGAAGTTCGGGAAGGCGCTTGCCTACATCGACGCGCGCGACGTGATGCGTCGGCTCGATGACGTGTTGGGTCCGGCCAACTGGCAGAACGACTATCTACCGATGTCGAACGGCACGACATGCTGCCGCATCGATCTCAAGATCGATGGCGAATGGGTCGGGAAAGCCAACGGCGCGGGGGCCACGGATTACGAAGCGGAGAAGGGCGCCTACTCGGACGCCTTCAAGCGCGCGGCCGTGCTCTGGGGCATCGGGCAGTACCTCTACGATCTCGACGCGCCGTGGGTGGAGGTTGAGCAAAGAGGCAAGAGCGCCTTCATCAAGAAGGACGAGCTGCCAAAGCTGCGGGGCCTGCTTGAGCGCAACGGAGCACCGCCGAAGAGCGCCTATGCCGCGCGCAAGGAAGGCGAGTACCCGCGGCTTGAGGCGGGGATACACGAGTGCCGCACTCTCGATGATCTCGCGAGGTTCTGGAAGAAGGAAGCGAAGGTAATCGGTGCGCTTCCAGATAGCTGGCAGCGTCAGCTTGTTGAGGAGAAGAACCGCATCAAGGGCGAGCTCCAGGAAGCAGAGGGGGCGCTCTGATGCTCACCAGGACCCAGCGGCGCCTCTACCTCTTCATAGTCGACTACCTCGCGCGAACGGGTGGCGTTAGTCCGTCTCACGCGGAGATGCGCCGGTATATGGGAATCGTGAGCTGCGGCTCTGTCGATGAAAGGCTCTCGATACTCGAAGAGCGCGGCTACGTCCGAAGGTTCAGGCGCAGAACTCGAAGCCTTACAAGTCTTGCGCCAACCCGTCGTTGTCTGCTTCCGCTTCGATGACGAAAGCAAGGCTCTGGTCGAATTCCAACCCGTGAGTGTGTGATGAGTGATCCTGTTTTCTACGGCAAGCCGCTGACCTTCAACCCGCGCAATCATCGCTACTATTGGGACGGTCAACCGGTTCCGTCTGTGACCACGATCATAAGTAGGCTCAACAAGCCGCTCCTGATCCAGTGGGCTGCCAACTGCGCAGTCGAGCACATCGAGTCCGCGTACCATTCGAACCTTGGGGCTCTACCGAAGGACGTTTGGGAAAGCGCGAAGAAGGCACACGAGGTTATCCGCGACACAGCCGGCGACGTGGGCACGATGGTTCACGACTATGCCCGCTGCGCTCTTGGCAACCTTCCTCTGCCGGACACGAGCGAGTTCCCCGAGCAGGCTTTGAAGGCTCTGCGGGCGCTCGGGCAATGGCGTGGTGAGAACAAGGTTGAGCCGATTGCGGTCGAGCGGCGCGTCATGTCCCGCAAGCTCATGGTGGCCGGGACGTGCGACTACTATGGCCATATCAACGGCCGCCGCGCCTGCCTCGACTTCAAGACCGGCAACGGGGTCTATGACGAGGCGTGGTGGCAAACGTCTGGCTACGACGATCTCTTGGCCGAGGAGCTGGATCTAGGCGAACCGCTGGATCGTTGGATCATCCATCTCAACAAGACGACGGGCGAGTGTGTGCCGCATCTGCGCAACGCGCGTGAGGACCATGAGCAGGACCGGGCCGTATGGCGCAACCTTGTCGCGCTCGATGCCGCGCTGCGCGTCGCCCGCAAGCATCCGCAGCCGAAGAAGAAGGCAGCGTAGATGGGCTACTTCCCAAACGGCACCGCCGGCATGGATTACGAGGAGCGCTATTGCTTGCGGTGCGTCCATCAGAAGCTAGACGACGGCGGGTGCGCGGTGTGGTTCGCGCACATGCTGAAGAACTATTCTGAGTGCAACGACGCGAACAGCATCCTGCACATTCTAATCCCTTTTGGGGATGATCGTCTCAGCAACGAGCAGTGCCGAATGTTCTACGCCAAGGAGGGTGGCAATGGCTGATCAGGGGCTCGAGTCGATCCTTCAGGCAGCGCTCGCCGTCTCAGGTATGAGCTGCGAGGCAGTCACGGGCGACAAGAACGCTCCGAACTCAAGCGTTGTGCGCGGCGCTATCTTCCTCGTCGCTCGCGCAGAGGGCTACTCGTCCCGCGAGACAAGCATCTTCTTGCATCGAGAGCGGGTTGCCATCCTCGTAGCTATCAGCCGCCGACGAGCGGAATGCGCCTTCCTGGCTGAGCGGATGAGGGCCTACCTCGACAACGATCTAGAAGCGGCGACGCCCGCCCGTAAGCGCGTGGCGCTCCCGCCTCACATCGAGAAGCACGCGAAGTATGGGGGCAAGGATGAGTGTCGATCTTAGACTCGAGTATCAGGGTGGCGGCAAATTCCAGACCATCACCAAGCGCGACTTCGAAACCGCGGAAGGCGAGTACGCCGTAGGCGAGCGCGTGGTTTCAAAAACGCATCGTCAGCGATCGGTCTCTCAGAACAACCTCTTCCATGCACTGATCGAGGCCGCTTTCGACAACCAACGTGCCGGACCCACGTTCGCCAACTGGCGCCAGCTTAAGGGCTGGCTCTTGGTCGAAGCCGAGCATAGCGAGACGGACGAGGTGAGCTTGATTGACCCCGACCGCAAGCGCCCGCTCTCGCTGCGGCACGCAAGCTTCATCGTGTCGGGATTCGCCACGTCCATCCGTCGCCGGCTTGGGGTCGAGTATGTGCGGATCACCTACCGCCCGAACCGAGCTGTTGCCCTGCTGACCTACCCGAAGAGCTGGAAATTCCACGACACGGACGGCGACACGGCAGGCGACGTGATGAACCGCGTGGTCGAGATCATCACCCAGGTCATCATGCCGGGCTCGACGGTCGAAGAGATCATGGACGAGGCCCGCTCACGCGCGGGGATGATGAAGCAACCACGCAAGGAGGCAGCATGATTGAGATACTGTTGGCCATCATGACACTGTCGCTGCTCTGGATCGTTGCCGTCCTATGGGGCCTCACGGTGCGAAGCCTGCGCCAGGATGAGACGCTGGAGAGCATACAGAAGGCGATCGACGGTCTCTACGGCGATATGCAGGTCGAGGGCTGGAACGAGTGGGACAAGATTGATCGAGCGGTGAAACAAGGCGCAACAGAAAGGAAACCGCAGTTGGGCGGCTGAGAGCCGTAGCGCCAGGGGTGTCGGCCGTATCGATTGATGCGAGGGAGCGATGGAGAGGTGGCCATACCTGCACCCATGGCCAGAACAGGAACAGGACACTCCTGCTCTGTCGGAAGCCTCACCACCCAGCGGGACACGCACCAAGGGCGGATTAGCGATCCGCCACCCTCGCTTAAAATTCTGGAGAACAGTGGGCAATGCGTAAGTGTGAGAAGTGCGGCGCCAGGTCGAAGATCCTCGAAACGCGCGAGTCGGAAACGACGCTCGTGCGCCGCCGAGAGTGCGCTCAAAGGGGGTGCCGCCATCGCTGGACAACGATCGAGGTTCTGAAGGAGGACCGCTGGCAGTCCATCGATCGGCTCGCGCGCACGACCGCTATCCTGATCCGCGATCTCAATGTCATCGCGAAGTCCATCAACAAGATGCACTCCGAAGCGCTGGCACTCGCAGACGATCCGCCGACGCCATACGAGAGAGCAGCCCCAATGCGCGCCGAGCATGAGCGCCGCCGTCTCGAGGCGACGGAGCGCAACCGTCCAATGTGGACGCCCCCGGCTCAGCCGAGCGAGGAGAAGGAGCAGCCATGATGATCAGCGCGCGCCTCACGCTTTGGCTTCTGGGCACGCTGCTTATGTACGCGGTCCTGCTCGCGCAATCGCGCTCGAAGCCGCCCGCTCCCGTGGAGGCGCAGCGCGTCGAGCGTCAGATCATCCTCGGGTGCACACCGATCAAGAAGGCAGGCAATCGCTGGCTGACATGCAAGGGCGAGCTGTGAGGAAGGGAAAGACGAAGCGGCCGGCGAGGAAGAAAGCGGCGCGGCGCGAGCGGCGCCCGGGATCGTTCTCGCTCAAGGAGCTGAAGAGCAGCCCCGAGGTTGCGGCGCTCGAGAACGCCATCGACCAGTGCTGTACGGGCTTCGACTGCGGCGTGGTCGCTACCGCGCTCTTTTCGCTCTACGTCGAAGCTCTCTTGATCGGGTCCGACAACTTCGAAAAGTTCAAGAAAAACGTCGGGGTGTTCCACGAGGCCCTAGAAATCTCGGGCCGGAAGCATTTCAAGGTGATGCAGTGACCGAGATGCTGGATCCTGCCTATCCCCTTGCTGTCGCTGCGAGAAGGTTCCTCGGAGACGGTTGGGATGCGGCGGCGTTGAGGACCGAGCGGAAGAAGGGACGCTTGGTATGCGAGAAAATTGCGGGCAAGCTTTGCACAACAGAGGCCGCAATTCGAAGGATGCGCGAGCTATGCCGCGACCAAGAAAGCCCCCGAGACTGTGGCTCAGGCCAGCCCGCGCCGACCGAGAAGCAACCTGGGCGATCCTCGACGGCGGACGCGAAACTAGCACTGGATGCTCTGAACGAGACCTTGCTGGAGCAGAGCGGGAGCTCGCGCGCTACCTCGCCCGGAAATACGAAGCGCCGAAAGTCGACGGACAACTTGATAGAATTCCCATCGCGACAGTGTTGAACGTCTATCTCAAAGAGCACGTTCCGACCACGAAGCGGCCGGATGTCCTGCGCTACTGCACCCGATCGCTCCGCGATTGGTGGTGTGTGCGCGAGCCGCTGATGCTGTCCGACATCCGCGAGAAGACGTGCAACGACTACAAGGACTGGCGAGTGAAGAAGGGCGTGTCCGAGCAGACCGCGCGCCATGATTTGACGACGCTCGAATCGGCCATCAGCTACTACCACGGGAGCTATGGGCCACTGAAGGCCATCCCCGTCGTCGCCAAGCCGCCGCTCAAGGCGACGCGGCAGAACTACTACCTTGAGCGCAAGCAGGTTGCCGACCGCATCCGGGCCGCGCGCCGGCTAGAGAAGTGCAAGCACGTCATTCGCTGCCTGCTTATAGGCGTCTACACCGGAACGCGCCCAGGTGCCACGAAGCGTTTGCGTTGGGTGCCGTCGACCGCAGACGGGTGGTTCGACTTGGACAACGAAGTGCTGCACAGGCGGGGAGATGATGTCGCTGAGACCAACAAGCGACAGCCGCCCGCCCGCATTCACAGGCGGCTCTTGCCGTGGCTGCGGCGCTGGTACAAGGCGGACATGATCGAGGGCGTTGCGTGCCAGCGCGTTGTTGACGGCAAGCGAGTGAAGCTTCGCCAGGAGGTGAGCTACGTCATACACTACGGCAGGAAGCCGGTAAAGAAGCTCAGGCGCTCTTGGAATTCAGTGCGGATCGAGGCGAAACAAACACGGCCGGACGGTGAGCACATCATGCGGCACACGGCGGCGACATGGCAAATGCGCTCTGGCGTCAACGTGGTGGAAGCGAGCGGCTACCTTGGGATGAGCGTCAAGACGCTATTGGAAACCTACGGGCATCATCATCCTGATTTTCAGGAGAGCGCGGCGAAGGCGACGGGGAAGAGGCGATGA